TTTATAGCCGAGCAAAATCGTTAAGCGGTAAGGTTGCCAGACAATTTTTCCATAACGGGGCCAACTACTTATGACTACTTCCGTTTTTTAAAAATGGCTAAAGGGGCCATGTGCTGAGGTATGCGTGACGGGACGCAATGTGTCCATTTGTGCGTATTGTGCCACATTTACGATATGCTTGACAATGTGATATAATATAGTAACTTGTGCGGGAACTAGCGTGTTCTGCGTTGGTGATACTTTAATATAATTATGGCAAGTCCCGTGAGCTACGATCTGCAAGGAATGGGTGGAGGCATTGTGCTTTCTACTGCTGCAACTACTTATACTGGCAAGATCCGGTGGATTCAAGTGGTGAATGACGCTGTTCTGGCGACGGTGGCGAGTGCATCTGGAGCCATCTCTGGTGCGTCCCGACTGCAAACCATCACCCTGCCTGCGGGTCTGGGTATTGGTGGTGACTTCAGCTCCGTGGTTCTGACCTCCGGTGTGGTGATTGTTTACTACGCGTAATGTCACAGTTCGCCCAGAGTGGTAGTGCGCTGGATTCTGCGATTGGCGAAGACGTTGATCGTGGGTTTACTGGCGTGAACCAAAGGCTTCAGCTTAACCAACTCCAAGAGGGTGAGGTAAGGGAGTCCTTGAATGGGCGGATGGAGGGGTATTGGAAACCTCGCAAAGGGATTGTGGAGAAAACTGCCGCACTGACCACTGGTGAGACTCCATTGCAGTTGCCATTCTATTTGATTGATGTTGCGAAGACGATCTCGGACGTTGAGGTTCCGGTTACTGGGACAGTGCGTCTCACGGTTACGGGTCATGGGTTTGGTGCTGGGACTTCGGGTTGGGCTACAGTTGCTGGGTTGGACGCATCGTTTAACGGTAGCTATGAGCTTACTTACTTTGATGCTGACACGCTGGATTACACGATTGCTGGGGTGACTACCGCTCCGGCTGACGTAAATGGCACATTGTCCCAGATGCCGATCAACGATGCCGCCAACGCCAACGTCAGAGCCTCATGCCTATTCAGCGATCCCAATACCGGAAATAAAGAGTATGTTATTGTTGCGTTGGACACGGTGGCAAAAAAAGTTGATCTGGCGACGTTCGCCATTACGGATATCCCATATCCCCCCGGACAAGCTCTTGGTGCGGCAACAGAGATGATCCAGTTGTTTGACAAGATTATGCTGTTTCGGGATGGGCAACAGGCATTTGAATGGTTCCCCAATGGGCGACCCGTTCTGTCTGCAAGCTCTAATGCTACGGCTAGTCCGAATACCGTAGTGACCATGAGCGTTCGTGAACACGGATTACTGGTTGGAGCCTCGATTGTAATCGCAGGTCTTACTGGTGGAACTCCGCCAAACGGAACATATGTGGTTGCTACTGTGCCAACACAAGACACGTTTACTTTCATAGCTTCTGGTATATCTACAAGCACAACATTTGTTGCTACTAGCGCAACGGCTACTGACGGATTCACGTTGTCTCCCGGTGGGACTTACACTCAGCCTCAAACATTTAATATCGAAGCAAAAGATGTGGAAATAGCAGGTGGACTGGTAACTGCTACAGTTGCTGGAAACTTAACAATCAGAACTGGGGACATCATTGTTGTCCGCCAAGCTGAGACTATTGATTTTGCGGAGATGGTAGGGAAAGAATACCAAGTTGTGTCGGCAACCACAACGACGATTGCATGGTATGCGCCAGTTGGGGATTACAGCACATCAAGCACAGATATCTTTGAGTTTGGCGGTAGATTCAGCGTTGGAGGTGGGTTTATGCACCAACCCGGAGCACCGTGGGGAGTTTACTTCCAGAGACGCTTGTGGGTTCCGTTTTACTACGATCAATCAGGAGCTTTTACCGCGCCCACCTACACAAGCCGTAAGATTACCGATGAAATATCCGTATCGGATATTCTAGACACCACAACGTTCGACCAGATCGAGAACCAATTCCGCGTAAGTGGCGGAACTGCGGACTATGTGGTTGGAATGCACGGATTCTATGATGATGCGTTGGTTGTCTTAAACAGAAACAGCCTGCATATCGTTAAGGGAACGCTCGGAAGCCTTCTTGATGTCACGGTCAAGGAGCTAACCTCTGAGATTGGATGCTTGGCAAGAAAATCTATCGTCATGCGCGGCAACGTGATGATGTTTTTGTCTGACGATGGAGTCTATGGCATCGAATTCCTCAACGATTACAACCTTCGCGGGGCTGATGAGCCAATTTCCAAGAACATCCAGCCCTATATTGATAGGATCAACAAGGATTACGCTGATCGGGCGGTAGGAGTGCTGTTTGACAACCGTTACTACCTTGCCGTTGCGCTTGATTCCGTCGCTGGGGCCAATGATGCGCGTGGAAACAACTCGATTCTGGTGTTTAACTTCCTCAACAAGGGTTGGGAGTCGCTGGATACTTTTGGTGACTCACGATTTTTGATTGAAAACTTTGTTTTGGGTGGTGCTGGTGTCCGTAACAACATCTTTGCAGTTACTTCGAACGGTGGATTGCACCAGCTTGAGGCCGTTGACAGTTCAGTTGACCGTTTAAGCGTGTCAAACGTGGGAACCACTGTGGTAACTCCAACCATTAACGCATTATTGACCACTCGCGGGTATGATCTGAAGACGATGGAGCGCAAAAGGTTCACCGACGCGCAGATTGTCATGCAGAACCTCCCCGGAGAGACTGGCGAGTATATGATTGCCTTTGCATCCGAAGATCCAGACAACGCTTCTGAGATTGGAACTACCACACAGTTTCTTGGAGGCACTATATTAGCTCCTAGCAGTGCTGGTGAAGCTGAAACTGCTGGTATCAGGTGTAGGCTTGGTGGAATCAGGGGTTATACAGGCACAATGATCTTGACAAGAACGATTGGTTCACCCAAGGTCAATTCAATTAAGGTTGCTGGATCAGTAACAAACAGACAAATTCTTTCACAGAAATAAATTATGGGCGTAGTTAATACAACTTACACATTTTCGGGAACTGATACAATTACCAGCTTGAAAATGAATAATATCATTGACGATACTACATTTACTGCTGACGCCATTATCGGAACTACGCTTGAAGTTGCGTCTGGAAAGCTAAAAATCCGTTCTGCTGGCATTACATCCAATGAGCTTGGTGCTGGATCGGTAAATCCGTCAGCAACTACGTTTGCCGATTCGTTATTGCCATCTGGAGCGGTTATGGCGTTTGCCATGAATACATCACCCGCTGGGTGGATTGCCGCTGATGGAGCTTCTGTCAGCACAGCAACATATGCCGCATTGTTTGCCGCTATTGGATATACATACGGAGGATCTGGTGGATCATTCAATCTCCCGGACCTGCGTGGTTATTTTGTTCGTGGATCTGGGACTAATAGTGATGGAACGGTGTCTGGCGCATTTGCAGCAAAGCAAGCAGATGAATTGAAAAGTCATACTCATACAATGTATGTTCATCCGGCAACAGATAATGGTGGCAATAGTAATCCAGCAAGATTTAATGATATTGGTCTTGGTTCTAGCACTACTCAAGCAACGGGCGGCACGGAAACTCGCCCCAAAAACATCGCTATGTTTTACTGCATTAAGATTTAATGAACCAACACTTTGAAAAAGCAGCACAGATATATGACAAAGACTTTCACAAACTTTTGTATTGGCACTTATGCTTTGGCGTTGTCGTTTCTGATGCCGATAGTTTTGCTATGTGCTTCTACTCGCAAGAAGAATCTCCAGATCAAGCCTGTGAAATTCACCATTCCAACACACTCTTTGTCACCATGTGCGCTGGTGACATGCGGAAAGCTCTTAGAAAGTTCCGCGATGACTTCCAATACATCTCATTCCGGCGTGAGTTTAAGAATTCACCTCGGATAAGGTCATACGACATACAACAATTTTACTCCAAACTTAAATAATAAAAATATGGGAAGCAAGCCCAAAGTTCCAAAATCAAAAGACCCTTTAGATCTCGCTCAAGGGCAGTCGCAGAAATTGCTTGGCTATTACGGTTCGCAGG